TCATCTTTAACAAATGCTTGGCATCATATTGCAGTATCCAGATCATCAGGTGTCACTAAGATTTATGTCGATGGCTCATCTATTGCATCACATTCTAGTGCTATAGATTTTTCTTTAAGTAATCCGTTTGTAATTGGATATGCTTATTCGAATGGCAGCGGCGCAGCCTCTATACAAGGCTACATCCAAGATTTTAGAGTTACCATAGGCAAGTCTCGCTACACCGCAAACTTCACGCCACCATCAGCGCCACTAGAAGGCTAACCAATGCTAGGCTTTAGTCCTCTCGCATCAGCACCACTATCAGACGATGGGATTGTAGTAGTCTCATCGTCTATTAGTTTGTCTGGTGTAGCGAGCCAAGTAATACATAACGATGTAGTAGGCGTTAATAGTTCCACTAAATCTATCTCAAATGTTTCCTCTCAGGTTACACAAGGGTCTCTTTCAACTACAGTAGACGTATCTCTTTCTACTACCTCTACTACAGGTCAACTAGGTACACTAAGTCAAGTAGTTGGGGTTTCAACTACATTAGACTCTGTATCTACTGCAAGTCAAGTAGGCACTATTACAAGGTCTACAAGTTCTAACAAATCTCTTGCATCAGTATCTTCAACTGGGTCAGTAAACGATCCTAGTGCGTCTACAAGTTCTAACAAATCCGTTACATCTGTATCTGCTACAGGTCAAGTAAGAACTCCACAGATAGGCCCATCAGAGCATCTTGTAGCTGTATCAGTAACTGGTAACGTTACTAGCCCCTCTCTTGTTGTATCTTCTAGTGTAGAGATTAATCAGGTTACTTCTACTTCTCAAGTAGGCTCTCTTGTAGGTACAACTGATGAGATAGGTGAACTAACGTCTGTTTCCTCTACAGTAAGTGTTTCTTCTGTTGAAACTAATGCAGAATCCTCAGAAACGCTTTCCTCTTTAAGCTCAAGCTTATCAGCAACAGACTTATCTTTAGTTGCATCTTCAAATGAGAGCTTAGTAAACGTTTCTAGCTCTGCTACTGTAAATACTTTAGTTGTATTTGTTAGTGACGAGGTATCATTATCAGGAGTGTCATCTTCTGTTGATGTTAACGATTTACCGTTTGTAGGCATACCTGTTAATGCAACGGTTAATTTAGGTGACTTTCTAACGCCTAATCTATATTACTCTGGTAGAGCGCGCTCTGGTTCATCCTTATCTACTTATGGAGTTATTTACACCTCTGTAGGGGGAACAAGATACTCAGGTGATAGTGTCAAAGTTAGTCTAGAATTTAAAGTAGATAGTTCTGCAAGTGATACAGAGATTCAGTATTTGTTTGAGTCTAGAAACCCTGCTTATAATAACAGTGGTTATAACAATGACTTACACATATATAGACAAGGAAGTTCCATAGAGGTAGGCTTAACGCTTATATCCTCATTACTTAGAAAAACATATAGAAACTTTACTTTAAATTACAGCTTTAGTAAGGAGGTTTGGTATAGGATTACTGTATACAATAGTGGTCAGACACTGTATGCACAAGTCCATAATGCTGTAACTGGTCAACTACTTCACAGTGAGAACTCTTTAATGAGTGTAAGCTATGGAAGTTACTCAAGCAGCTCTTACAAATTTTGGCTAGGGTACAGTTCTTCTTCTTTTGATTTCACACTTGGTACTAGCCCCGGGTTTAGTTCAAGTACAAGATACTTTGACGGTCTATTACATAATGTAAATCTTTCTGTTCCCAGTAATACACTACGTGCTAAGGTTTGGAGTCAAAGAACATCAGTATCAAACCCTAGCTCTTCTATACCGGGGGCGCACGTTAATCCTGCTTCAGATTGGGCTGATGCTCAGTCTAACTTTTCTAATAGCGCTTCAAATGGCTCTACCGCCGCCACTTCAGACATACCAGTATTTGAAAGCCCTTACTTATCAAATCATTTAGTCAGTACTAGTGTAGCAGCTAATAGTGTAACTGCTATCTTTAGTTCAAATGTTACAGCATTTCCTACAGGGGTTTCATTTTCTGCTCAAGTACAGGCTTTAGAAGAGACTTTAGTTAGCAGCAGTAAAACTCTTGACTCAACATCTAGCGTAGCAGCCTTAACATCTGTCACTCAGGTACACTCAAGCAATAAGACACTACCTTCTGCAGACTTTACATCTTCAGTAAACGATGTTGGTAAGTCAGTATCTTCTTCTGTAATACTTGATACTACAAACTCTCAAGCCTCTGTAACAGATTTAGTTTCTCTTACAACAGATGTTTTAACTGGTGTATCTTCAAGTGTAACCTTTAATAACCTATCAGTTAACCTATCTACTACTTTAACGACAGTCACTTCTACATCACAAGTCTCTGACTTAGTAGTTGACATTGATGAAATTATACCACCCTCACTGTCGGTATCTTCTCAAGTATCTGTAGGTCAAATTGTTGCTGGTGGTGGATCAACTTTAGATGATGTAAGCACTTCCACACAAGTTGGAAACTTATCTGGTAACTCTACAGACCTACTTCAAGGTGTAGGCTCTGAAGGCCAGACAGGTGACTTATCTACTATCAATGACTCTTCCGTTGAAGTTAACTCTGTAACATTAGTTACAAGTATATCTAGTCAGGTTGGAACTAACCTAGTAGTAGATGTAACGGGTGTAGAAGCTGGCACAGCCGTTCAGTTTGGTGGAGTAGAATCACAGGAAGCTGTACTAAGAAGGCTTGAAAGTCCTTGTCAAGTAGGTACGCTAACTATAAACGTTAGTGTAACTTTGCCTTCTGCAAGCTCTGCTTTCAATGCTTCTGATGAAGTAAAGGGTGTAATAAACGCATCTGTACAACTAAGTACCTTACCGTTAGTTACTGTGGGTAGAGGTTCTATAACACTATCTACAGATGGGTTTAACTTTGAAGAGTTTAAGAATGCTTATGATAGAGCAAGAACTGTTTATATTTCGAGGGCTGCTTAATGCCAAGTACATCTGATGAAAGAACTGTTGTTATAGTAGAAGAACTTAGAACAGTATTCGTAGAAAAAGATGATACACCTTTTGACAGGTTTATCTACATTACTAAGTAAAGGATCATAAAATGGCGTTTAGGTGGCCTAACAAAGACCCAGATGAAACACTTGACTATAGTGTTGATTGGTCACGTTTTCTAGGTGATAAGACAATATCAAGTGTTCAATGGTTTCTTAGAGATGAGAACCGTGTTATGCAAGAGGTCACGGCTGGGCAAACTCTCAATAATATAACTATTACGTCTACGACTAATACTGACACAGTTGCGACAATATATATTGCTGGTGGACTAAACAATATTGACTACAAGTTTACCTGTCGTATAACTAACAACTTAGCTAATACTGTAGAGAGATCTATTAAAATAAGAATGCGGGAACAGTAATATGGCATACGACTTTTTAGGTATAGTTAACGACATAAACAGAAGGTCTAATGAGGTAGAACTTACAACAGCTAACTTTGATACAGTTACTGGTTACTATTCTGCTATTAAGGACTCTGTTAACTCCTCAATTAACTTTATAAATCAGCACGAATATGAGTGGCCTTTTAATCACTCTGAGGAAGAAGAGACACTTACAGCTAACATTGTTAGGTATTCCACTCCCGGGGATGCTAAGACTATTGATTGGGATAGCTTTAGAATAGCTAGAAGTGCTACACTAGGTAATGAAACAGTTAAATTAAAATTGATTTCATACGAAGAATATCTTGACAAATACGCAGATTACGAGTATAACTCTGAGTTAAAAGGTATGCCACGTTATGTGTTTCAAACACCTAGTAGAGAGTATGGATTAGTGCCTGCTCCAGACAAAGCTTACACTATCTTTTATGAGTATTACAGACTACCTGTCGATTTAGTTAACTCTACTGATGTACCCTCTTTACCAGAGTACTTTAGACACGTTATTGTAGACGGTGCTATGTACTACTTGTTTATGTTTAAGGGTGATATGCAAGCAGCTAATGCCTTACAGCAAAAGTTTCTTATGGGTATTAAACATTTAAGAAGTACCTTTATAAACAGAACAAACTACGTAAGAGACACTAGAGTACATTACTAATGGCTATACAGTATCAAACATTTCCTATAGAATTTAAAGGGGGTCTTATTTCAAACCTAAGCCCTCTTCAACAGGGTGTAAATGCTGTAGGATCAGCCACTGTTTTAGAGAACTTTGAACCATCTACAAGTGGCGGGTATTCTAAAATAAAAGGTTTTGCTAAGTTTGATACTACAGTTTTACCGGGGTCAGGTGATGTTTTACTTACTAAGGTATTAGGTCTTAACTTTGTTTTAGCGGCTAGGGCTGATGGTGGTGTTACTAAATACTACGAAAGTCAAGGAAGTGGGTGGACTTTAAGAGGAACCGCTGCTTCTTTAGGCCAAAGAGTTCGTTTTGTTGATGTTGTGTTAAGTGGTAAAAAGAAAACTATATTAGTGGATGGAGTTAACTTTCCAGCTATTTATAATGACACTGATGACACCTTTACTTTTTTGTCAGCCTCTAACTCTCCAGACATAGCTGCATCATCAGATGTAGAGTTCTTTAAAAATCACTTTTTCTTTGCTAGTGGTGCTAACCTTGTATTCAGCGCACCCTTTGATGAGACGGACTTTTCTGCAGCTAATGGTGCTGGTAACCTCTCTCTAGGATCTGAAATAGAAGGATTAAAAGTATTTAGGGATCAACTTATAATTTTTACTAAAAGGTCTATACATAAGCTCGTCGGTAACAGTATTTCAGATTTTAATTTATCCCCTATAACACTAGATATTGGTTGTACTGCAAAAGAGACTATTCAAGAGGTTGGTGGAGATATTATGTACCTATCCTCTGATGGTATTAGATTATTATCTGCTACTGATAGAATTGGTGATTTTGGTTTAGCTGTTGCATCTTCTCCTATTAAAAAAGATACAGAGTATTTTCTAAAGCTTGCCAATAGTTTTTCCTCTTTAGTTATAAGGGAAAAAGCCCAGTATAGAATATTTGGTTATAACGCATCTACTCCCTCAGATTTATCACCCGGATTACTCGCAACAAAGTTTTCCGCTCAAGGTGCAGACTCTATAGCTTGGGCTACATTAAAGGGGATGAAGGTAAACGTATCTGACAGTTTAATTACTGGAAACTCTGAAACTATTGTGTTTGGTAATGACTCAGGCTACGTTTATAAAATGGAGTTTGGATCTAATTTTGACTCTGAAAACATAAGGTGTGTTTATGAGTCTCCTTATATGCCTATTCAAGATCCTCAAATAAGAAAGACTTTTTACAGAGTTACCACCTATGTAGAACCAACAGCTACATTTAGTTTAGATATAAACTTATCATACGATTTTGCTGGTCAAGGAAAAGGTACTACGATTGACCCCCCTACAAGCACTCTTGTAAGTGCGGCGGGTGCAGTATCTTTATATGGCGCTCCGACTTCTATTTACAATACATCTACTTATGGAAGTTTTGCTGATAGGGTGTATGAAACATTTGCACTAGGTAGTGGTAAGACGGTTTCCATTAGGTATGAAGATGACTCTACTAACCCAACATTCAAATTAGACACTGCAGTGTTAGAATTTAGAACTAACGAAAGACAGTAAGGACAAACTAAAATGGCAGGATATACAAGACAAGATACTACAGGTCAGATAGCTAATGGTGAAGCTATTGATGCTGATGACATTAACGCTGAGTTTAATGCTGTTCAAACTGCTTTCACTGGTGCATCTGGTCATAATCACGATCCTAGTTTATCTGACTCAGGAGCGCCCATTGAGAAGGTTGGCCCTGCAGGACAAATTACGGTAAACTCAACTCAAGTATTGCCTAATGGTGATAACACTATAGATCTTGGTGGTTCAGCGTCTAGTGCCAGATTTAAAAACGGTTACTTTGGAACAAAAGTCTCAGCGGCTACTCTTGATGGGGATACTGTAGTAGCTGGTAGTAGTGGTTATATGACCCTTACAGATAATGAGTTAGATGTTTCATCAGGTAACCTTCTTGTAGATGTTGCTGGGGATATGACATTAGATGTAGCTGGTGGTAACATTCTTTTAAAAGATGCAGGAGTTGACTTTGGTAGTCTAAACAATGTATCTGGTAATATGACTATCAGATCTGGTACTACAGATGCAGTTGTTTTTAGTGGCGCTGATGCTGACTTTCAAGGTACTCTAGATGTAACAAATGATGCAACTTTAGATAGTGATTTAACTGTTGTTGGTAACGTATCTTTTAGCAATGCTACTGATAATGGTTCGTTTACTGTAACACCCCCTTCTACTTTTACAGGTACAGTGACAGGTAATGGTGGTTTCTCAGGATTACTAACAGGTAACGTAAACGGTGACGTATTAGCTACAGATGGAACTGTAGTTCTTCAGAATGGTACTGATGGGTCAGATGCTGCACTAACTGGTACAGTCTCAAGTCTATCTAATCACGACACCGATAATTTATCGGAAGGCTCTAGTAATCTTTACTACACATCTACTAGAGCAGATAGCGCAGCAAAAGGTGCTATATCTGTTACAGATAATGGCGGTGACGGTTCTCTAGCTTACAACAGTAGTACAGGTGTTATTACTTACACAGGGCCAAGTGCTACAGATACTAGAGCGCATTTCAGTGGTGGAACTGGTGTATCTATTACTGATGGAGAGGTTGCGATTGGTCAGGCAGTAGGTACAAGTGATAACGTTCAATTTAATAATCTCACAGTAGACGGTGATCTTACTGTAGGTGGTACTACAACAACAGTAAATAGTACAACTGTAACTGTAGATGATCCCATTTTTACATTAGGTGGCGATACCGCACCTAATGCAGATGATAACAAAGATCGCGGTATTGAGTTTCGATGGCATAATGGAACCGCTGCTAAACTAGGTTTCTTTGGTTTTGATGACAGCACTGGTAAGTTTACCTTTATACCTGAAGCAACAAACAGTAGTGAAGTTTTTACTGGCACTGCAGGTACTGTTGTCGCCTCTACTTTTGAAGGTAACGTAGCTGGGCAAAGTATGACTAGCTCTACTGATATAACATTAGACGCTGATAGCGGTAACTTTTATTTTGCAGATGATGGCAATACAAAATTAACATTCGTTGTTGATGGTGGTAGTGGTCAAACAATTAGTTCAACTAACGGTCTTGTAATACAAGGTGGAAACGCTAGTAACGAGTCACTTACTTTAACAACTTCTGGTAGGATGAACTTAAATGCCTCTGGAGCAGCATTTGGTAATCAAGCGGGGATAGCCTTACAAGGCACTGGCACTCAAAGGGGTGTTATTGACCTTAGCAATACAGAACAAATAGGTTTTAGGGTAGGTACAGGAAGTACACCTAGCGAAGAACTTAGACTTACAACAGATGGCGTAGGTGTACTTGGTGGATTACGTGTTGGTGATACAACCGCTCCTACTGATAATGATATAGACGCTGTAGGTGATATAAGTGCAGGGGGATCCTTTAAACTTACAGATGGCGCTTCAGACTGGTCGTTTGCGGTAGATTCAAGTAATAACCTTGTTATTAAGTATGGTACTGATACTGTATTTAAACTAACCACTACAGGCGCTCTTACTGTACAAAATAATATAACTGCTTATGGCAATCCTTAAAGGACTAAGTAATGGCATTACCTTCATCAGGAGCTATCTCTCTTAATCAGATGCACGTAGAGGCAGCTGGGTCAGGTGTAAGTGGAACTACTGTTTCGCTTAATGATTCTGATATAAGAGGTTTAATTGGTAAAGGTTCTGCAACAGATATGAACTTTGCTGAGTGGTATGGCAGTGACTCAGTTGAGACTGTTTCCTACGATCTTATCGGTGGTGGAGGCGGCGGCGGTAGCGGTATGAATAACGGCGCTGGTACTGGTGGTGAAGTTGATGGTGGTGATGGCGGTCACAGTAGTTTTACTATTAGTCACTCAGGAGCTACTATTTTAGGAAGAACCTCTCTTGGAGGTACGGGTGGCGCTGCAAGCTCTCTCGACCATAGCGCTGATAGTAGTGGTGAGGCTAGTGCATTTGGTGCTGGTGGCGCTGACTCCAATAAGCAACAAAACGGATTTGCTGCTCCATCTACATCGTATGGCGCTGGTGGAGGCGGCGGCGGTGGTCGTAGACAAACAAACGCCTTCGGTCAAGTATACAACACAGACCCAAGCGGTGCTGGGGGTAGTGCTGCAGACAGAAACCAAGGTACTTCTTCAGTTAACATCTATACAGGATCAGTGTTGTCCATTATAGTAGGAGCTAAAGGTATTGGTGGTGTTGATCCCAACGGTGGTACAACTGGTGGTAATGGTGCTACTGGGAGAGTTTCTATTACTGTAGGTGGGTCAACTTACACTTATACTAGCCCCGGAACATATGCGGTATATCTATAATGGACAACCTTACACCAGAAAAATTAGAAGAAATGCTTGACAGAGCCGCTAAAAAGGGTGCTAAACAAGCTCTGTGTGATTTAGGTTTATCTGATATGGATGCAGCTACTGACATTAAAGAGTTACGTAGTTTGCTGGACTCTTGGAGAGACACAAAGAAAAGTATTTGGAAAACTTTAGTACAATTAGGAACAGTTGCAGTACTGACATTCATAGCTACTGCCGTATGGATGCAAGTAGGCAAGTAAGGAAAAGATAGATGGCAAAACGTTTCTTAGGATTTACACCAGAGCAGAGAGGCAAGATTGTGCCTGAGTTAGCTGGTATGCAAGAAGATGAACAGCGTAGAGTTATTGCATCTAACCCTGCTTATCAAGCTAAACTAGGTAATGCTACAGAGCAAGCTATGCGTGTTTTAAATCCTCAACCAGTTAAAGCTAATAATGGTATGTATGTGAAAGGTTTCAATGAGGGTGGACAAGCTAAACTGGATGCTGCACAGAAACGTGTAGCTGATGCTCAAGAAGCTTTACAGGCCGCTAGAGATGCTCAAGCAGCTAACCCAGAAGATGATTCTCTAGTTAAGAGAGTTACGGATGCAGAGGCTACACTATCAAGAGCGCAAGAGGCTTTGCAAAGCGCTCAAACTTCATTTAAAACTACTGAGATGCCTTCTAATGTAGAGATGACATCTGCAGCTATAAATGATCCTGAGTCTTTAACTACTAAGACAGAAGTAGAGAAGATTACTACAGATGATAAACAAACCATTGCTGAAGGTACTGGTGAGGTTGGCGATGCTGAGAAAGCAACTGCAACAACTGCAGAAACAGCGGAAGCAGTAACACCACCAGAAAAGAAACCTGCACCTACTGTTGAAGCTACTACAGTCACAGACGAGGTTCAAAAAACCTTAGACTCATTAACTGCAGCAACTGGTCTACCTAGTGATGAGGCTCTAGCCAAAGCTGCGACTATGAACCCTGATGAGTTAGCTCAATTAGGTTTAACTGCAGCACAGATTACAGCCGCACAAACAGTTAAAGCACCCGATAAGCGTAAGGTAGAAGAAGGTGAGATGATCTCAGGATCTTCTGTCGATATGGAGCGTGTAAAGGAAGAGACAAGCTTTGAGGCGGCTACAGGCGCACCATCTTCTGACGCCACAGTTCAAGGCCAGTTAAGCGGTCTTATGGAAGACTTTGAAGGTAAGAATCCACCAGCTTGGGCTGCAGGGGCTATGAGAGCGGCATCAGCGGCACTAGCGGCTAGGGGTCTTAGCTCCTCTAGTATGGCTGGTCAGGCTATTGTACAGGCGGCAATGGAGAGTGCTATCCCTATTGCTACTCAGGACGCTAAGACTGCAGCAAGCTTTGAGTTACAGAACTTATCTAATAAACAACAGTCTGCTATGTTTGCTGCACAGCAACGCGCACAGTTTCTTAACTTAGAGTTTAATCAAGAGTTTCAGACTCGTGTAGCTAATGCAGCTAAGATTAGTGAAATAGCTAATATGAACTTTACTGCAGAGCAACAGATTGCTTTGGAGAATGCCCGTTTAGCTCAGTCAGTAGACCTAGCTAACTTAGATGCCGCTAATGCTAAGGTACTGTCTGATGCTGCAGCAATGACTCAGATGGACACAGCTAATTTAAACAACCGTCAACAGGCGGCTATTCAGCAAGCTAACGCATTCCTACAGATGGATATGCAGAACTTAGAAAATGAGCAACAGACTAATGTGTTTAAGGCTCAACAACGTGCTAATGCTTTGTTGTCTGACCAAGCAGCTGAGAATGCGGCTAAACAGTTTAACGCATCTAATCAGATACAGGTTGACCAGTTCTATGATAATCTAAGTTCATCACTTAGTATGTTTAACTCTGAACAAGCTAATGCTCAGAATAGATTTAATGCTGGTGAAACAAACGCTATTGAGCAATTCAATAAGAAGATGGTAGATGAGCGTGAAAGATTTAATGCTAGTAACCAGCTTATAATTGAGCAAGCTAATGCGGCGTGGTATCAAACAGTTGCCACTATAGATACTGCAGCAACCAATGAAGCTAATCGTGCGGATGCGGCGGCTGCAACTAATATGACAGCCCTAGCATTTAGTGCTATGATGCAAGAGACTAGGGATATGATGAGCTATGCTTGGCAGTCTGCTAACAATGATGCCGATAGAGCAACCCAGCTTGCTATTGCTCAACTATCCTCAGATGATGCTAAACAGGCGGCAAGTGCTGCTAAATCTTCTGGCTTCTGGGGCGCTCTTGGTAACTTTGGCAGTGCCGTTGTCGAGGGTTACTTGGCTGGAAGAAATAAATAAGGATAACATAATGAGCGAAGTACAATTTTCCTTTGATGCCCTAAGCTTTCTGCAAGAAGTTCTTCCAGAGCCAGAAGAGTCTACGCCCACAGATTCCATAATCCGTAGACCTACAGAGCCTAAACCTGTAGAAGCTAAGGATGAAACTCAAACAATGCTACAAGACTTTGCTCGACTACAGGCTGATCAGTATGACTTGAAGAGTATGAAGAAAGCTCCACCTGTAAAGTCTAACTTTATCCAAGAGTACTTAGATAGTTTAGATATGTTCTACAAAGATGAACAGATGAACGAAGCTATCAATAGCGCTCTGATGGAAGCTACTAGACCCCCTATAGGGCAACTGTCAGAGACAGCTAGGACTGCTATGTTTAGTAGTTCTGATATGCGAGGTACTGAATTAGCTATGATGAACAACGCTAGGGAAGCTCAGGATGTATTTCAGCCTATGATCACACCTGTTTCTAGAGGTGAACAGCCAGAGATGGCAGACAGCCCAGCGCTTGTTGATACACCTAGTATAGATGCTCGTAGTAATGAGATGCTAGATAAGCCAGTGGAGCAACCTGTAGGTATTATGGCTAGACCTGACCCACAGTTTAACCCTATAGATAAAGCTATTGAAGAAAAGACTTCAAACTTCTATTTAAAGATAGGTGAAAATGCTGAGTCAGATCACGGTTCTACACCAGTAGCCACTAACGATGCTTCAGAGAAAAACAAACCTTTAGCACAAAGATCTAAGGATATAGGTTTTGGGCACAAGATTAAAAGCAGTGAGGATGCCTCTGGAGAAATACACGGGGTAAAGTTTAAAAATGAAGACGGTACTTACATTCCTCTTACTGAAGAGCAAAAAGTCTTTATCTTAAATAAGGATATGGAAGTTCAGTTAGACTTAGCTAGAAGAACTGGTTGGGATGCTAAGTTAAAAAAGTTAGGGATATCTTGGGATGACCTTGACTATAAATATCAAAACGCTTTAACATCTTTAGCTTATAACGCTAAAAATGCTGGTAGAAAGTGGACGGCTGTATTAAAGGCCGCAAAAGATAAAGATCCAATAGCCTTCGCAAAAGAAATGAGAAGGAAGGATAATAAAAAGTATACCTCTGGTATGGATAACCGTGTTGCTAAAGAGTTATACTACGCTGGTATCATAAGCAACTTAGATGAAGTTTCTTCTGTTTTACCTTTAGCTAATGCAACAGT